GTCTATTATTAATTAAAGAACTAGCACCAACAAAAGTTGGTTGATTTGCTACGGCAGGGTTAACTAAATCGTGTTCACTTGCGTAATCTTTTGCCGTTGTAGTCGTTCCGTTTATTTCGATATTTTCGCCACTCCAAGCATTAAGAAAACCGTATTTTGTTACCAAGTCGCTTATTGGGTCAGCATAAGGCGTGATAGGTGTTTTATCAGCATCAGTCATATTAACCGAAATTGCATCTATATTATTGACACTATCTGAAACAGTAAACTGACTTGTATCGCCCGAATTGTCGGGGTTGAAAAAGAATTTACAATTTGCACCAAATAAGGCTTGAGCATCTTTTGGTTTTCCGTTGTTGTAGTAACTTGTTATTTCTGTTGGTGTTAAAAGTCTATCAATTACAGAAAAAGAACTATAATAACCATTAAAATAATCTGCTGAAAGACGTCCACCTATTAAATAGTTTGAAGTTCCATTTTGAATAACCGAACCTAAATTGTTAGAAGATAGAGCTTCATCAACCCCGTTAACATATATTTTTGAATTACTTGGTGTAACACCATCATAAACAATATTTATTAAATAAAAATCTGATGTATCTGCAAAAGTTGAAGTAGTTATCATTGAAGTATAACCACCATTGTAAATGAAAAAAGATAGTTCATTTGTCGAATTAAATCTTATGAACATTCCATTACCTATATCTTCTCCAAAAAAATGATTAAAAGCGTTTATTTCAGTTCTTTTTAAACAAAAATTTAAAGTAAATTGTTTGTTTGTTCCACTTATATAGCTATTAATATCATTTGCATCAACAACAAACGCTTCATTAACACCGTCCAAATAAAAAGACTTTGCAATGGAGAAAGCAGCAGAACCACCTCTATTTCCACTAATAGGATTAATATATCTTAACGGACTTAGTAACATATTACAGAACCAGAAGTTAAAGTAATAGCTGTAATTGTAGCTCCCATAGGTACCAAAATTAAAGCGTTTGCTTTTACAGTATCAACATTTTGAGTAGTCTTAAAATCAACAGCATTACCATTAGAATCAGTACCACTTAAAACACTTATTACAGTATCTTCTTGAGCTATTATTGTATCAAAATTTTTGCCAGTATAAGCAGCAGTATCGTCTATTAATAGACAACCATTTGCACCGCTTAATCTTCCTTCAAATGTTTTCATTTTATTGTATTTTTATGTAAAATTAATATTTTATATTTGTTTATAATTTTAACTTTTGTTTAAATTAATTAATTTAAGCTTTTGCATATAACATTTAAAAATTCAACAGTTACATCGGTTGTATCTGAATTATTTTCTACCCAAATTTCAATATAATCTGTATTTGAAAGTTCTGTTATTGTTTGTATTGAAATAGACTGAGCCTTGTTATTTCCATCAGTTGTTGCATACATTTCAGAATCAGATAAAACTACTCCATTCTTTGCAATGTATAACCCAATTTCTTTATTTTGCCCCCCACCAGTAAATGATGCTACTGCTTGAACTTCAAAATCTTTTTGCAATTCTCCAACGTATGTTAAACGGTTGTTAGAATGAGTAAATTTTTGATTAATTGCATTTGCTGTTGTTGTACCTAAAACCTTAACTGGAGTAGATTGTGTACTAATAGTTGTTACTGTTGCGTTAGCAGACATATAATAATTACCAACCGAAGCAGTATTTAAAATTCCTTTATTGTTTACAAATCTTGGCTCATTATCTGTAAAAAATTGACCTATTCCTTGCAAATAAGTACCGCCACCACTAAAATTACAAGTATCTAAAATATAGGAATCTGTTGGAATTGTTGCTGAAGTATTTGCATCAATAGCAATAGTTGAACCAAAAGCTATAAATGAACTGTAAATAACTCTAAATCTTCTTGTAACTACGCAAGTAGCTTGTAATTCTATTAATTTATTTGTACCATCTCCAACAAACAAACTATTATCTATTCCTATTGTTCCAACGTTATCAGCAAAAATAAATGCTCCAGAAGTTAAAATAGCACCTTTAGAAAATATAAAGTTATCAATCTCTCCAAAAATACAAGAAATATCTAAATTTGAAAAGTTAACACCAGTCCAGTCTAAAGCTATTGGTTGAGCACCTAATCCACTTGGATTAATTTCTATTCCTATACTATGGTCTTTAAAAGTTATATGTCTTATTGGAGTTGTATAATCCGATTCAAATAAAGGCTCTAATATATCCAACCCAGTTGAAGTAATAGAGCAATTTTCAGACGAAGCACCTAAAATAGTTGTATTTGCAGAACCTACTAATCTATCTCCTAATAAATCAACATTAGCTAAGAAATAATAAGTTGCATTTGCTTCTAAAGTTATTATTCCACCAGAAGCAGCTGGTAAATCTGCTTTTGTATAAATAAAAATAAATTCATTAGCTACTACTTCGCTAACTGTATAAACACCAGTAGAAGCATTAAATATTAAGTCTAATGTACTATAATCTGTGTTTATAGTGTAACTATTAGAACCATTAATTAAGTTGTTAGAACGTATATTAATAGCATTTGTTGAAGCATTACCTAAATCTACAATAGTAAGTTTATCGTTTTTTAAAGGAGTATTAATATATATATTTACAACTTGAGCAGTTGTATCAACATATAAAATTGAATCTGTTTCATTTGCTGTATAATCAGCAAAAATTTTCTTTTGGCTTTGTTCTAATTGTGTCATTTTCTTATTGAGCTTATTCGTAAGCCACCAGTTCTTTTGGTTGACTTAACGCATTTATATAAAGGATAATCTTCAGAGTTTCTTACTAAATAGTCTAAAACTCTATTTTCATAAATCTTACCACCACTAAAAGCTTGATTAACCAACTTAGCAACGTTCTTGTCGCTTGTCGGAGTACTATCGTTAAAGTTCTTAGAAACTACTCCATTAGGTGTTATAATAGCTTGTGCATTGTTTAAATATCTTGCATACGCATAATATATTAGCATTGGTTTAATTCCATCGTTTCTATAAGTGTCAGAATTATAAACATAATCAACACCATTAAACAAGTCGCCATAAGTTGAAAGACTTGGCGAAGCTTCGAAATCAGCAATTAATGCTAAATAAAATTCATCGCCTAAAAAAGGTCTTAAATCAAATTCTTGAGCTTCTAATATATAAGTATTTAGTTGTTTAACCTCGTTAACATTTGCACTAATTGGCTTTAATGTTTGTATATCTGCTAAAGTTATTAATTTTGTCATTGTACGGCTAATTCTATTGCTTCGTTTCTATCAAAACCATAAAGCATTGTTAGTATATTTATTTTTTGTTCCTCTGATAAATTAGTATTAGAAATTAAATCAGTAACTTCTAATTCATCAACTTTTGCCCTTAATGGTAATATATTAAATTCAGCTTTTTCAACTCTTATGTTGTTTCTAAATAGTTCTGTAAATATTTCTTCTAATAAATCTTGGTTATAATTTACAATACCATTATAATAATTTGTAGCATCTTGAATTTCTTTAGCAGAACCTAATTTACCAGAAGTTTGAAGTAATAATACTGGAGGTATTAAGTAGTTTCTTATTATAGAATCACGTACAGAATTTTCAGTATATTCATAAAGTCTATCAACTCCTTGAATATCTACTTTTTTTAAGTTAAAGGATGCTTCTTGCCCAGCTTTCTTTTCTAATAACATTATTTTTAAAGCATCGTCTGCTCCTTGAAATTCTGTTAAAACTTCTTCAAATTCTGCTCTATCATCATCACTTTCAAATTCATCAACTTCTAAGAAGTGTGAAGCCATAAAGTTAGTTGATACATTACGATATTTAAAAAGCTTAGTCTTAGAATCTGTTTGCATATCTTCTAAAACAGAATCAACTGGGCTTAATGGATAGCTTTTTCCATTTGCTGAATAGTAATAAACTTGACCGTTATAATTTTCCCACCCACCAGCTTCTTCAACTTGCTTTTCAATTACATTTGGAGCATCATTAAAAAAATCAATATAATCAATTTCTTCTTTTTTAATTCTACCATTTACCTTTTGCCAGTCATCGTATAAAGCTAATTTATCTGGATGGTCAGAATCTAAAGAAGTAAGTCTGCAATATTCAAAAGGAATATAATTATAACTTACTTTTTGATATAAAGCATTGTAATTAATATGAACTGCAAAACCATTATACTTTAATAAGTCACTTGCTACCTTTCTTAAAAGCTTTTTAGTTGTTAAACCTTTAGAATTAAGTTTAACGTTATTAAATTCTTTATCTGCAAAGTTTGCTCCAACAGTAAATTTTAAAGCTAAATTATGGCATAAAGTACCAACAGCAGAAGAATTAATTATATCTTCAACTCTTTGAGGGTAAGCATTATCAGTATCATAATTTACAATACCTTCAGACCTATTATCCTTCTCCGTTAATCTCTTTTCTGTTGTTAGAGTTGCTTTCATTTACCTTAGCTTTTTTAGTTACTTTTTTAATACCTTTGTTTCTTGGTTTATCTTCTAAAAGCTCTTTCCAATTTTCTGGATAAACTTCAAATGATGCAATATGACCAGGATATTTTTTAAGTAAAGTAATAGCTTTAGCATCTGTTAAATTCGCTTCTGAAATCATAATATCTAATCCGTGTAATTGAATTAAGATACCTTTTTTTAATCTAAATTTACTTTCCATTTTTTCTTTGATTTTATTGATTTTTTCTTTTTTTAAGCTGCTAAGAACATTAAGAAAATCTGGTACGCAACCACAATTTTTAGTTCTATTTAAAGCACTCCCGAATAAATCAGAATGTAATTTACTTGTATCTTTATATTCTGGAGAATCAAATTTATTTCGCCACTCATTTAGAGTTGGCTTATAACTTAATACTTTTTTTATTTGTTCTTCAAGTTTCATTTTTACAAATATATAAAATAAAAGCATAGCATCTTACCGAAACTATGCTTTTAAATTATTTATAATTAAGCTGGTAATCCTTCAACTATTGCTTTAGTTGTTGCGTAATCAGTTATAAATACTGTTTTAGGCATATGAGGCTCCATTGCAGTTTCATCAGACTTTAATATTAAGTCAAAAGCTCCACCAGTATCAGTTGAAGCAACTTCTCTAATATTTTGAGTACAAACTAAACCAGCATCTGCTCCATATACTTCAAAAGCAGCGTTACCATCAGTTCCTTTGTATTTATTTTGAACAATAGCAACCATTTGACCTTTTGCTAAAAGTTCTAATTGTTCTTTTGCAGATGGAGAAACATCAAAAACTTTAAAGTTAATTTCGTGGTTGTAAACCTCTGCATAAGTTTGTTTTACTAATTCGTATTTTGGTACTACTGAATTGTTTTTACCTTGATAAGTATAAGCTACTATACCAGAAGCTAAAACAATATTTTCAATTATTTCTGTATTAGTTACATTGTAAGTAATTGCAGCATCTAACCAATCTTCTCTATTAATCAAGTAAAGCGTATCTTCTGCACCAGCTTGTAAAGGATTAGTACAGTTTACACTTAAATTACTTGTAATAGTTCCACATATTGTAGGCATATTATATTTGTTTTTATTAGTTAAAGGTTGCTGAAATTAATCAGCAACCTTATAAATTTATTTATCTTAGTAAGCTACTTGAACCATATAGTCTTCAATTACTTTAGCATCCATATTTACTTGGAAGTCAATGTAATTTTTCTTAGTAGTTCTATCGTAGTGTACATCAAAGTCAGCTAAAGAGTTAACAGAATCAAAACCAACAGCTAAGTTTTCTTTAGTTGTTAATACTGCTCTGTGAGGAAGGTAATAAGTAGTTCCATCATCGTAGTAAGCTTTGATAATTCTATCCCATAAAGAGAATGAAATAACTTCAATACCATCAGATTTAAGAACCTCAATTCCATTTTCGTATCTTTCAGTTGTAAAAGCAACGTTAGAAGCTTTTAATTCTCTTCTGTACTGGTCAGCAACGCTTAAAGTAACAATATAAACTAAGTCAGCTCTTTCTCTTAAACGAGTATCAGCATCATATAAAGTGTTCTGTAAAGCATTCATCACAACTTTATTAGTTGTATCAGTACCATCAAAAGCTTGTAACGCTTTAGAAGCTTGACCATTTTTAGATGTTAAATCTGTTGTTTTTCTATCAGAATCAGCAGTAACAATAGCGAAGATTTGTTTCCAAAGTCCATCAATTTTGTTGAAGTAAGCAACGTTTGTTCCAGAAGTTAAAACTCCAGCTGGTGAAGCATCAACATCAGCAGCAGCAGTATCACCGAACCAAGCAGTTCTTAAAGCAGCTTCTGAAACTTTGTAACGTAATAATACATCTGCAATGTAGTTGAAGAAATCAACATTAGTTAAATCTGCTTCTTGTACTCCATTATTTAAAGAGTAGTTTACAAACGAATCTTTTAAATCAGTATAACAAGCTTCAAGTCTATCAGACATTGCAGCAGGGTCCCAAAACTTCTCACTTGAAGTAATAGCGTTTGTAGCACTTGAAGGGTCGCACCCACCAGTACCAGCACCTAATAAACCACCTAATTGGCTCATAAATGCAATTTGTTCTTTAGCTTTAATTCCTTCTTTAATTGTATGGAATAAGCTTAATTCTGGGTTTTTAAATTCTTTCTCAAATATTACTTGAGATAACTCTTTAACTTCTTCTCCGTTGAAAGTTAATTGAGCTGGTGTAATTAATGCCATTTTTTAATCTTTTTTAATTATTATTATTTTTTTAATTCTTCTTTTCTTGCTAAAGCTTTTTCTTTAATAGTTAATTCTTTAGCTTTTTTATTAAATTCTTCTTTCTTAGCTTTCGGCTCGTACTTTGATTGAATTTCTTTTTTGAATGCTATAATTTCTTCTTGAATTGTTGCCATAGCATTTTCTTCAACTTCTTTAGCTTTAGCAGTTGCTTCTTCTAATTGAGCTTTTAAGCTTTCAATTTCTGTTTTCATTGCTTCAACATCTACCATTTCTGGTTCTGTTATTTCTGAAACAACTCCTTCAACAACAACTATTACAAAACCAGCTTCGGTTGTATAGTTACCATCTGGAGCAATTTCTTCTCCTAACATTACTTCTTCTCCAACTTCTGGCATTTCGCCTTCTGATGCAAAAGTTAATTCTCCATTGTCAGTTGCAACCATCATAGCTTTTACTTCTTCTTCAGTTTCAAATGCTTTAACGATAGATGCTACTATCTTTTCTTTTAAATTCATTTTTTTGTTATTTATATTAGTATTAATTATTTCTTTATCTATAAAAGCAACTGCTTTTAATTCTAAATTTTGCACTATTTCAGAACAAAACCCTAAGCTTACACATTCTTCTGGTGTTAAACTTGTTTCTTGTTTCATTAAACCACTTAAAGCAGCTTTGTTTAAACCAGTTGCTTTATGATACATATTTAACATTGCTGTTTCTGTTTGTTTAATGTATTCAGAAGCTTCAGCAAGTTCATCAGAATTACCAGAAAAACCTTCAATTAAAGGGCAATGAATAAAGTAGCTTGTACCCTCTTTAATTTTTCTTTGATGAATAGGTCTTGCTAAATGTATTTCTGTTCCCATTGAAGCACAAAAGCCATCAGCTATTGTAATTGCATTATCTAATTTAGAAATATATTCAGCTATAAGTTTACCTACTCTGACCGAGCCACCTTCTGAATTGATATAAATTAAATATTGTTCTGCTCCTTTATTTTGTTCAATTTGACTAACAACATCTTGAAGTTCAACGCCTCTTTTAGATTCTGTTGAGCCAATCATTCCATTAATATATATTTTTGCTATCATATTTTAATAAATAGTTACATACAAAATTAAACAACTTATATAGATAGCTATTTTAACAAAAGTTGTAAATTTTAAACTTAGTTTAAAAAAGGTTTAAAACTTGTAGCCTTAGTCTAACTAAGCTTAGAGCCTTATAGGTTTAAAAATTTTAAACCAAGTTTAAAGTCTGTAGCCCTTGCTACCATTGGGCTGGAGTACGATTTTAAACCAATTTAGTTTAAAAAGTATTTTTTTTAGTTTTTAAAATATTTTTTTTCAATTTTTTTTAATTTTAAACCAAAACTTTTAAAAATCGGCTGTGCTCTTAGTTACACTAAGCTTGTAGACTTTAAACTTAGGTTTAAAAAGTTTAAAAAGTTTAAAAAAATAAAAAATAATTATCTAAAAGTTTGTTTTGTATTAAAGTAATATTGTATATTTGCTTTATAAACTTAAAAACAAAAACGATGAAAAATTTAGTAGAAGCTTTAAAAAAAGAAACAAAAACTTTAAAAATTCAATTTATTCAAATGAATAAAGATTGGGCTAAAAAGGAATTTAAAAGATATGAAAATACAACTTATATAAATATACTTGAAAAATATGGCATACTTACTAAAGGTTTTAAAGGTGTTGAATTTTACGCAAAAACAAGAAAATCAGAAGCAGAAGCTAATAAAAGAATTAAAATATTAAGTTTAGGATTAGAAGGTTTTTTATTAGAAACTGAAAAACAAGCTAATTTACACTATAATCAATCTATTGAAAAGTTAGCTTTTAGAATTGAGAAAAAAGGATTAGACACAAATAAATTAAAAACTTTAACATCTCACATAGGAGTTAATATAGAAACAACTTTAACAGATGGTAATAAAAAAGTAACTGCATTTACAATAATAGCTGAAGGCGAAATACAAAGACCACATTACAGATACCTTATAAAATGATAAAAAAAGAAACAAGGGGAGGCACTCGACAAGGGTCGGGTGCTAAACCCAAATACAATGAGCAAACTAAAACGGTTGCATTTCGCTGTCCGCTGTCAAAGGTTGATGAACTAAAAATTATTGTCAAGTCTAAACTTTCGGAGTGGTCGGTAAAATAGCAGGTAACACAAAGCTAACCATTCGCCCTATGGGTGGGTGTTAGCGATTGTTATTTGCCGTTTCAATGGCGAATCATAAACATTAATTAATTTTGCAAACTATGAAATGCCCAACAGGACATCACCGAGGAATTCGAAAGGCTTGCCCAATATGCCAAGGCAATAACAATGTAACCAAAGAAGAAGCAATACATAGGGTAAACATTATCGATCCTTATAGGCTATCTTATAATTACATTATTGAAAGATTAACCAATGAAACCA